TGTGTGTTAATACACCTCATATTGATGTGTATGTTAAGAAAGAGTATCTATATGATGGACAAAAAGGTCACGGAGAGTTAGTTGAAGGTGTATGGGTAACAGCAAAGTCGATACAAGGCAGAGCGTTATATTTTGAAACTTATATACCAGAGTACGGTGCTTTGTATGATAAGTTACCTATTAGTGCTTTTGTATGGAAAAAAGATTATAAAGGAGAAGTATTATTACCAGAATTGCAGTTATGGGATTGTTTTAGTTATGATATTGCGATTATTGAAAAACAAATGCTTATCGGCAATCAATGTAAATATTTGTCACCAAGCAAACAATGGTATAAAGGTTGGTATATGTTTACAATAGACAATGCTAACTCAACAAATTTAGAAAGAAATGTGACTTATAGTGAAGTACCATCACAACATAAGTCATTTAATATATTGAAATTAGAGAATGGTTACTTTGCAGCTCAACCGAACAACAGAGTGATATTTTATGATAAGAGTTATACTCCTAGTGAGTTGAAGTTTCCAGACTTCAATGTGTCCACTAAAGAGTATAGTGTAGAATGTGAACAAAAATGGACAGCTGGTGATAGCGATAAGTTTTTTTATGATATAGAGGAAAGAAAAGAATAATGGCAAGAAGTGTATTTAACAAAGATAAAAAATTAGACCAAATGAAACAACCAATGTTTTTTGGAGAAGACCTACAGGTTCAACAATATAGTGATATGAAATATCCTATTTTTGATAAATTGAATCAACAACAGTTAGGTTATTTTTGGAGACCTGAAGAGATTTCATTACAAAAAGATAGAAACGATTATGCTGAATTGTCTGACCAACAAAAATTCATATTCACTTCTAATCTAAAATACCAAACTATGTTAGATAGTGTACAAGGTAGAGGTCCATGTTTAGCATTTTTACCATTTGTATCTAATCCTGAATTAGAAGGTTGTATTGTTACATGGGATTTCATGGAAACAATTCACAGTAGAAGTTACACACACATTATTAAAAATCTTTATTCACAACCTAGTGAAGTGTTTGATACTATTCTTACAGATGAGAAGATTGAAAAAAGAGCTGAGAGTGTTACAAAAACTTATGACGACCTAATTGAAATGGGTTACAGATGGCACCTTGATAAGAGTAAAGTTGATTTACAAGAACTTAAAAAGAAAATGTACCTTGCAATGGTGAGTGTGAACATCTTAGAAGGACTAAGGTTCTATGTATCATTTGCTTGTTCGTTTGCATTTGGTGAATTAAAATTACTTGAAGGTTCTGCTAAGATTATTTCTATGATTGCAAGAGATGAAAGTCAACACCTTGCAATGTCACAAACAATTATTAATAACTGGCATGATAGAAATGATGATAAAGACTTTATCAAAATCAGAAAAGAATGTGAAAAAGAAGTGTACAAGATGTACGAAGAATCAGTAGAAGAGGAAAAAAGATGGGCAACATATCTATTTTCGCAAGGAAGTATGATTGGACTATCAGAAAAACTATTACACCAATTTGTAGAGTACATGGCGAACCGAAGAATGAAGTCAATCGGCCTAACACCACAGTACGAACAAAAAACAAATCCTTTACCATGGGTCGACCATTGGTTAAACAGTAAGGGTATGCAAAATGCACCACAGGAAACAGAAATTGAATCCTATGTTATAGGTGGCATTAAGCAAGATGTAACTAAAGACCAATTCAAAAAATTTAAACTATAATGCAAATGGAAAAATCAAAAAAAGCATGTACCTCCTGCGAAACTAAATATACCGTAATATGGGATATTAACGAGCAAGATTTAGAACCACTTACTTGCCCATTTTGTGGACATGAGGTATCAAATGACGAAGAAATTGAAGAGCGACACGAAGACGATTTGGAAGACGAAGATTGGAATTGATTATAGTTTAACCAGTCCAGCTGTCCATATTGACGACATAAAAAGTGGTACTTTTTCATTTCATTACTTAACAGGTAAAAAGAAATGGATTGGTAAACAAGGTGAAAATATAACTGGTTATGAACATAAAGAATGGAAAGACCCTATTGAAAGATTTACTTATATATCAGATTTTGTTATGGACCTATTATCAGATTACAAACAAAATCAACCAATTATTTTCATTGAAGGATACTCCTTTGGTTCAAAAGGCCGAGGTGTATTTCAAATTGCTGAAAATTGTGGTATTCTTAAATATCGTTTACTTGAAGAAGAGTATGGTTATCACACAGTTGTACCTAGTGTTGTTAAAAAAGGTGCTACTGGAAAAGGTAATGCAGACAAAGATATGATGTATGAGGCATTTGTGAAAGAATTGCCAGAATACAATTTGAAACAAATACTTGATACAGATAAGACAGGTAATCCATTATCTGATATTGTAGATAGTTATTATGTTAAAAAGGTTGGTTATGAAAATTTATCTATTTGATACTAAAAAAGCTTCATTACCATTTGTAAGGGCATTTTGTGATAAACATAAACATGAAGTTTTTAATCCAAAAGAAAATAATAAATCGCCAGGTAAAGGCGCTGATAGATTTTTAGATTTCAGCTGGCCAACATGGAATGGTGAAATACCTGAAGATACGGCTGTCGTGTTTCAAGGCCTTGTAAGAGGAACTAAACAGGTCCAAGAAGTTTGCATTGCAGATAAGAGAGATTGGTATTACTTTGACCAACCATACTTCTTTATGAAAGACTACCAACAATCAGACACAGGCGATAGATGGTATCGTATCTGTAAAAACAATACTCAAAAAAATTATTTAGAAAAGTCTTATAAGGTCGATAGAAGATACGATAAACTTATGGAAAGACTTAATCAAAAATGCAAAGACGAATTAACACCAAAACCATGGCAGTATAATGGTAAACACATTCTAATTATACCACCTAGTTATCATACAGCCGTTTGGTATGGTATAGACAGACATGAATGGACACAAGACATTGTTAAGAAGATTGCAAAGTATGATAGAACATATCCTATTGTGATTAGAGAAAAATTTAAAGGTAAAGTAGATTGGGGAGATAAAGTAGATAAACCATTAAGCGAAGATTTAAAAGATTGTTATGCTATGGTATCTTTTCATTCTATGTGTGCTGTACATGCCGTTATGAATGGCATACCTAGTTTTTGTAGTGAACACTCACCTGCTTATCCTGTAAGTTTAGGTTTAGATGAACTAGACCAAATTAAAGACCCCTTATATGCTGGCGATAGAGAAGATTGGGTAAAATCTTTAATGTGTGCCCAATTTACAGAGACCGAAATGAAATCGGGTCAAGCATATGGCCATTTGAATGAAGAAAATATATGGTAAAGATATTAGAAAGTTTACAAAAAAGTAAATTACAAGACAATCCTTGGGAACATTTCATCATTGAAAACATCTTAACAGATGAACAAATTGATGAGGTTAGAAACGCTAGTGTAACTAGAGATGGTGTTTTGCATGATGGCACAAGGTCAGGTTATGTAAAAGGTGTTGAGAAACAAAACCATAAACTAAGAGAATATATTACAAAGGACAATTATCAAAAGTATCCTGAACTCACAAAACTTATTAATGATTTGCGAAGTGTACCTGTAAGGAAACATATTGCTAAGATGGTTGGTAATGAAGATGGTTTTGAAGGTTCATTTGTAAGATTAGAAGTATTGAATGATGTAGAAGGATTTTGGTTGAAACCTCATTGTGATATACCAGAGAAACTAATATCAAGCTTAATTTATGTAAACAAAACAGGCGAAAATATTAACTTAGGCACAGATTTATATAGCGAAGATTTAGAGTTGATAAAAACTGTACCATTTTGGAATAATTATGGATATATATTTCATGGACCTAACAAATGGCATGGTATGAATAAAGGTAAAAATATTAAAATAGAACGAAGAGGCATACAATTAAATTATGTTACTTTTCAAACAGATTGGCCAGTACATGAAGATTAAGGAGATAAAATGAACGAACAAGAACTATTAAGTGAGATTAAACGATTAGAAGGTGAATATATGCAACCTCAATCTTTTAAACAATATAAAAACTACTGGCTGCCAGAAAGTGTGGTCAAAGATAGTACAAATGTATTATCATTAGGTGTACATAGAGATGTGGGTTGGGAACAGGCCATGTTAAAAGACAATCCTGATATGAATATACATTTATATGACCCTACACCAGATAGTGTGAAACTATTTGAAACAAACTTTCCTGGTAAAGACAAGATGACATTTCATCAACTAGCATATGCTGGTGAGAATGGCAGTATGAACTTTTATTATGATAGAAGTGACTTATCAAAATGTTATTCACTTATACCACTACCACAGTTTGGTGAAAACCCAGCACATATCACAGTAGAAACAAAAAATCTACAAACGATTATGGCTGATGATATGCCACAACCTGATATTATCAAAGCAGATATTGAGGGTGTATGGTGGGATTTCTGTAGAGAGATTATTGACCAAGATGTACAATTCAAAGCATTTCTAATTGAGTTCGAAGTTAAGTTAATTGACAACGAAGAAAGTTTGAAACAATATGAAGACTTGTTAAAAGAGTTTAAAAATGGTCCTTATGAGATTTATTTAAATAGACCAAGAAACAAGTGTTTATCTGAAGCAGTTATTATAAGAGCAAATTAATGAAAAAAGTCTTTGATTGGTGGTTACCTGATAGTGATAAACATATATCAGAGAAGTTAGAAGAACAATCTGTTATTAATAGAGGTTATGATTATCAAACACAACAAAGAGATTATGCATTATCATTTTCTTTAAAATATGCAAGTAGAAGTAAAGTAGCTATTGATATTGGTGGTCATATTGGTTTATGGTCTGTTGATATGGCAAATCATTTTAAAGAACTTATCATTTTTGAACCTGTCAGAGAAAATAAAGAATGTTTAATTAATAATATGGCCGATAGAGGTATTACTAATTATAGACTTCATACTTGTGCTTTAGGTTCAAAGAGTGGTACTATAAAACTAAACACAAATGATGATAACTCAGGTAATCCTTTTGTAGATTTAAAAAATGGTACCGAAGAGGTGCAGATAAAAACACTTGACATGTTTGGTTATTCAAGAGTTGATTTTATTAAAATAGATGTAGAGGGTTTTGAGTTAGAAGTTTTAAAAGGTGGTGAACACACAATTAAGGCATGTAAACCTATCATTATACTAGAAACTAAAGACAAACACTATCTAAGATATGGTACAAACTTTAGAGAAATCAAAGCATGGTTAGAAGATAGAAATTATAAGATTGAAAATGTGATTAATTCAGAGGCAATTTTTGTCGATAAGAAGTTACCAACTAGAACATATTTTGCGAGTAAAGATGAACATTAAAACTATTACAACTTACAATAATAAATTATATAAAGAATATGCTTATAGGTTTAAAGAGACCTATAACTGGCCATTTCCTTTGAAAATCTACAATGAAGATGAATGTATGATGAAAGTCTTACCAGAATTAAAAGAGTTTGTAGAACGAAACAAAGATAGACAACCATACTCAGACTACAGAGTAAAAGGTAAAGAGTTTCTTACAGATGGTGTCCGTTTTAGTTATAAAGTATATGCATATTGTCATGCCATTATAAACGAAGATGTTGATGGTATAATTTGTATTGACGCTGATAGTGTATTTCATAAACCAATTGATGAAGATTGGATTAAGAAACATATACATAGAGATGATTGTATGATGACATACCTAGGCAGAGGTGACCATTATAGTGAATGTGGTTTCTTATACTTTAATTTAAAACATCCAGTTATTCAATCGTATGCACACAGAATGAAATCATTGTATGATACAGACGGCATATATGACCTTAAAGAACAACATGATAGTTTTGTATGGGATTATGTAAGAAAAGAATTTGAGAACAGAGGTACGAGAAATCACAACATTGGTGACGGTAAACCAGGTCATGTTCAAGCAAGGTCAATATTAGGTCCTGTTTATGACCATACAAAAGGTAACAGAAAATTAAAAGGGCGTAGTCCGGAGGCAAGAGTATGATAGATGTTTTTATAGGTTATGATGAGGGCGAAAAGGTTGCCTTTCATATATTGGCTGAGAGTATAAGAAGAAACTCTAGTCAACCAGTTTCAATCACACCATTGTGTTTGAGTAATATACCAGAATTTACAAGAGAGAAACAAGAAAACCAATCTACAGATTTTGCATTTAGTAGATTTATGGTACCAAGTTTAAGAAAGTATGAAGGTTTTTCTATTTTTATGGACTGTGATATGATGTTTAGAGGAGATATTGCAGAGTTGTGGGAAAAAAGAAACTACATCTATTCTGTTATGTGTTGTAAACATGATTATGAACCTAAACAAGATAAGTTTAGAGGTGCAAAAAACGAAAAGTTTGAAAAGAAAAACTGGTCTAGTATGATGATTATGAATAATAGTCTATGTAGTAGATTAACACCTGAGTATGTAAACTCAGCTTCAGGTTTAGAACTACATCAATTTAAATGGTTGCCAAATGAAGACGCTATTGGTTCATTAGATTTAGAATGGAACTGGTTAGTTGGTGAATACGACTATAATCCAAACGCAAAGAATGTACATTGGACATTAGGTGGTCCTTATTTTATGGATTATAACGAAAGTGAATATTCAAATGAATGGTTTAATTTATATGCTAACACAATGAAGATAAACCTATAGATGATTATTACACACAAATTACCATGGGATAAATGTCTATCACACCAAATCTGGCCAGCAATAGAAAAAGGTTGGAAAGATGAGGGTAAAGAAGTACATTTTTTCTGGGGATTAGCAGGACATAATATATCTCAAATCAGAGATTGTATAGAAAAAAACATTGAATGGTGGTATGTTGATGTAGGTTATTTAACTGAACAGATTACAAGATATCCTACACCAATTATTAATGATTATGATAAGACATATTTTAGAATTTGCAAAGGCAATCTTCACACTATAAAAATGCATGGTGTGTCACCTGATAGATTTAATATATTAGAGAAACAAGGTATAGATGTAGAGTTTAAAGGTTGGAGAGATAGTGGTGATTATATATTATTATGTCCTTCATCTCCTACTGTTACCATGCATATAAACGCTATCTCACAAGAAGAATGGATTAACCAAGTTAGTGCAGAGATAAAAACATATACTGATATGCCAATTAAACTAAGAAATAAACCAAGACCTGGAAACGAATGGTGGAATACTGATATAAAAGATGATTTGAAAAACGCAAATTGTGTGGTCACAAATATGTCATTATCAGCAGTAGATGGTTTACTAAATATGACACCAGCATTTACTCATCAAAGACATGTTGCTTCATTTGTGACAAGTCGTAAAATTAATAAGGTTGAAAAACCTTTTAAACCTGGACGGAAGACGGTGCAAGAATGGCTAAACATGATAGCAAATCACCAGTTTACAATACAAGAAATAGAAGATGGCTTGGCTTTCGATATTTTAAAGGTGCAGTACCAGAACGCTGGCTAGGATTTGCATTGGCAATGGCCTCTGTTTTTATCCTATCAAGTGCTAATGTTTCTACTCAATGGGTTGGTTGGCTCTTTAGTGCTATTGCATGTGTAATGTGGGTCTACTTTGGTTATAAAGACAGAGATTGGCCTAGAGCTTTGATGGAACTTATGTATTTAATTTTTAGTATGAGGGCAATGTACAATTGGTTAGTGATATGAAATATAATTTTGTTTGTGTTTGTTATGGTGATAAGTATGCCGTAGAGTATGTACAAAAACTCTACAATATGGTGAAAAGAAACACCACACTCCCTATAAACTTTGTTGTATTCACCGACCATGTTAAAATGCATAAGATGGTTGAAGGTGATATTGATATAAGAAAGTTTCCCGAAAACGATTTACAAGGTTGGTGGAATAAACTACAACTATTTCATCCAGAAACATATTTACCAGGTATTACATTATACATGGACTTAGATGTTGTTATCACAGGCAACATAGACTGTTTTTACAGTCACGAAAGACAATCAGATTTTTGTGGTATGAATGATTTTAATCCACAAAGTGGTGTTTGGAACTCTAGTATTATGAAATTCAAACAGAACACCCTTCACGGTCGAATTTGGCATAAATTCATGTCCAATAGACCAGAATACCTAAGAAAATTTCCAGGCGACCAGAACCTCATATCAGACTTTCTATTAAATACACCAGGTACTTCATCTTTTCCTGATTCGTGGACACAATCATATAAATGGTATGACCGAAGTGGTACTAGATACTCTAAACAAGACTGGACATATGAACATAATGGCGAATCGTTGGTAACCGTGTTTCACGGACAGCCAAATCCACACGAATCCGACATGGAATGGATAAAAAATGCTTGGAAATAACAAGTATTTTGTGTCGCAGCTCTAAAACCCTTACCAGGTAACAAAAAAAACTTTAAAAAAAGCGAAATAACGCTTGCTTTCTGTGTGGAAACCTGTATAATGGACACATAATGAAAACAAAGGACAATACACTATGACTAAAAAAAACAACTACTTTAATACAATCAATAAAATTGATAGTAAATTATATGAAATCAATAAAATTATCAAAGATTATGATTCGTCTATTGTGACACACGATTTATTAAATGATGTTATAGATATGATTGAAAAAAATATATCATTTCAGAAAAAATACAAAGACTTCAAATTTGAAAGATATAGTTTAATATCAAATAACATATAATTAAGAAAGAAAAACACTATGATACACTATAATATAAAACTTGATTTAGAGTTAGATAATAAAGACTATTATTATCATGTAAAAAAGAATAAGAATGGTCACCTTGTAAGACAAAAAATCTATAAAAAGAGTAAAGACGCAATCTTTAAAACTACTGACCTGTCTGTTGCGAATAATATGACAAGTGAAATTGACCTTGATAGTATCGTTGCAAAAAATCAGATAAAAGAGAAAATCACCCAAGCTCTTACTTATTTAACACCTAAAGAAGAAAGAGTCATAAGAATGAGATTTGGTATTGGTTTGAATACTGACTATACCTTAGAAGAAGTTGGTCTAGTGTTTAGTGTAACAAGAGAGTGTATAGTGCAAATTGAAGCAAAAGCATTAAGAAAGTTGAAACACCCTAATAGAACAAAACATTTAAAAGAACTGTTAGTTGCATAGATGATTAAAACCAGTACAAAACCAGAACAAAATAATTCAAAAAAAGTGAAAATAAAGCTTGCTTTCTGTGTGGAAACCTGTATAATGGACACATAATGATTAGAGATTACAACACAAAGAAACAAAAAGTTTTGTCAGAAAGACTTAAAAAAAGAGTTGCCAAAGCGAAAAAAGTATGTTATAGTATAGACAATAACATGCTAAATTTATTATTAATAACACTAACAAAGGAAACACACTATGTCAAAAACTAAAAACTACTATTGGGACGAAGCAGAAAAAGCTGTTGATAAAATTATCAGCAATCTTAAAAACCAACTGATTACTGAATCAACTGCTATTAAAGAAATCTTAGATGTTGAAGCAGTAGCTCTAGTAGGTATAGACGAATTCAATGTTGAAGAATTTATCGAAAGCGAATTAGCCTAACACTAACAAAGGACACTATATGACTACACTATCACAACAAGCACTATCAAACATTGATGATTACAATCAGTTAAGACAAGACGAAATTGACTTGGTTAATCATATCAAAGCAATTAACGAAAAGTCTAAACAAGAGATGATTGACAATCCTTCTTGGCATATTGGTATGATGGTAGAAAGTTACCAACATTGGTTAGATATTGATGTAACGAACATTAAACAGTTTGAAAGATACCTTGATGAAACAACTTTGTATGAGGCAGTTTCAATTGCTACTACGAAATCTTATGCAAGAACTGTATTATCAGAATCGCATAGCTGGTCAGATGAATACATGGCCGAACAAATTTCTCAATGGTCTAAGTCTGCTGATGATGAAATTGCTTACGAAAAAAAGATAGAAGAAGAGAATTTAGATAACTTTTGGAAGTCTATAGAAAAAAATATCAAACTTGGTGCTTCAGACAAGAAAACTGCCATTGATTGGCACTTAGCTGCTGAAGGCCTTGATAAAGAAAGAGACCCAAAATATATCAACTATAGTCTAGGTATCAGTTATGATTCTGTAGACTTTAGCGAACATGTGAAACAATTAAATTAACAAAAGGATTATATTATGATAATAAATGTAGGTGATAAAATACAAGATAAGAAAGGTAGAGAAGGTACTATAACTAATATTGGTATCGCTACTGAATTGACAGATGTAGCTGCTGAGAGTGATAACTCTTTAAATGCTCAAACTTATGACACACTTCTAAATTATACTGGTGCCATAACATTTGGCTCTAACTGGTGCTACTTTGAACAAATAGAAAAAGTATTAGAAAGTATAGAAAAAGAAGAATCAGCAACTGATTGGTTAGATAGTGAATAATACACCAAACGAGTGGGAACAAGGCGTGATAGATAATGCTGTTGAGTATTCAATCATGGAGTGGAGGTCGCTGAATAGAAGTACCAAGACTATGGTAAAGACATATACAGAGGCCAAAGAGTTGTTTAAAGAAACTATTAAAACACATAGACAAACTTTAGCCTATGCTGTTGATAAGAACGGTAGATTTGCCAATCTTAATCACTTACCAGAATTTAAATCAGGAGGAATAAATGAGTAATCAAAGACCAGGTAAATATCAAAGTAAACCTGACACTATGTCTAATGAAATGGGTGTACTAAAATTCTTTAAATTGGCAGCTGAAGAATTAAAAAAAGAAGGTAAAGAAGACGAAGCCTTTTATTTTGAACAAACTGTTGATTGGTTGCAAAGAGGAAATAGCTTGCCAAAAGACAATAAATCTGTTATAATGTGTCTAGGAATTTAACGAAAAGGAAATATATAATGAAATACAATGAAGATAAAATACTAAAAGAAATTGGTACCTACATTCAAGGTACTTATGGTCAACACTATGCTCAAGTTAAAGAGGGTGTTCAAGTACAAGACTTATTAAGGTCTTGTGGTATAGACAAAGATTTTTGTCAGGCCAATGCAATTAAATATCTTGCAAGGTTTGGTAAGAAAGATGGTAGGAATAGAAAAGACCTGTTAAAAGCAGTACACTATGTTGTACTATTAATGAACTCGGAAGACCAATCTAATGGAGATAAAAAATGATTGATATACTAAATCATATTGATGATATTGTAAAGATTCGTAAGCTAATTATATTAGGTGCAACAGACGAATCAATCAAAGCTTGTGATGTAAGTATAGCCCACAATAAGAAAAAAATGGATGAATTTGAGAAATGGGCTGAAGAAGAGAGTAAAAAAGAACTTTGATTCGAAAATTAAAGACAAAACCTATACAAATAAGATAATGTTCTGGTTTTGTTCTTTTAAAAGTGTTGATACTATTAAGTTTTTAACGCTTGACTTTCACATTAAAGTATGGTAGAATATACAGATAAACTAACACTAACAAAAGGACTATATGACTTTTAAATATGACAAAGAAAATCTTTTCAAAGAATTTGCAGTTGCAAAAACTAAAGACATTGCATTGTCAAAAAAGAAAACACTAGACGATAAAGAAAATGACTATTTCACTAATAGAATTATATTCTGTGATGAACATGTTAAATTACAACAAAAACATCCAAAGTATTATGACTTAGTTGATGTTAAATTTGATAAACTAAAGTCGGCGTATCAAACTGTAAATCCTAGAGATACTTTCTATAGAATAGGTTTTGGTAAATCATTTGCAGAAACAATGGCACAACAAGAACCAATCTCAGTAAACGACTAATGGCTAAATTTATGATAGTCGTAGATTACGACCCGGAAAACATTGAAGTAAATTCAATAAAAATAAATGGTGGTTTTGTACAACCATCTTTAGAAATGTACGATTTGTTATCAGATGTGCAAAATTTGTTAAACAAAGAAGTAGAAGGTAACATTAAAGGGTACTATAAAAAAATAAAACC